CTCGGATCATACACCTTTTTACCCCTAACCTTAGCAGTAATTAGAGGTAGGCCATTAGCATAGACGCTTTGGTTATACACGTACTGTACGTAAAGATAAGCAACCCCATTCCCAACAAGGTTACCGATAGAGTTTGCTGTTACTGTACCCAAAGTGTTATTGAGGGTTGCGCTAGAGGAGTTAGCAAAGGTACTATTGATCGAAGTTTGGCTACCAGTGTGGTATAAGATACGCATCTCAGGGCCATCATCAGAGTCACCCCACTTAGAGGTAGTTACCCAACCAGCACCCTCACGACCATTAAAACTATACGCATCATTACTTAAAGTTAGAATCTCATCATTAGCATAGACATCAACAATTTCTTCTACTTCATGCCCAGCTAAAGTAATAATCTGATGAAGAACGTCATTACCATTGGTACTCTCAAGATAAGTAACTACACCACCCTTGCGTACTTCACCATAGATAAACTCTTGAGGTGCAGCAGCTTCACGAGCATTTACTAGAAGACTTTGCTTAGGTGTGGGTGGTGCAGGAGTTAGGGCAGCTACAGCCCAAGAGGTGACTAGAGATAAGCCTACAGATACAGCAGCTACAGCGAGACTATAAGCAGTAGTCCCCGCCACTAAGTTGGTAAAGACAGCACCTACAATAGCTTCAGCCCTTGGGGATCGTTCCCAAGAGTGTCTATTACTTAACACATTAAATGGTGTATCTTGCTTCATCCTGCTATCCAAGCCTTATCAATAGTTTCAATCGGGTGGTAGACAATCCCATCTTTAGCTACAAATGCAGCCTTAGTGCCTACAGAGATACCTAGAGCATTGCCTATAGCCCATCTACGAGCCTTACGAGTGGCAACTAGAGCACCTCTAGGGGGTAGGTAGTCAATACGTGTAAGACGCTCATCTACGGCTTCTGTGAAGGTTCTGTAGCCATACTCTTCTTGGAGTTCTTTCCTAGTAAGTGGCCTAACACCATCCATATACCTGCCAATCCAATCGTCTGCCCATCCATACCCATACATTTCTCTCCAAGCACTATTAGTGAATATCAAACAATCCTGTTGTCCCCACTTAAATGGAATATCCTTGACAGACTTCAGGTATGAGGGTAGTTTACTTAGGTTGGAATCTAACACCTTTGTCTTGGATTTGAGCAACGAAGTCGAAGAATGTGTCATTAGGGTACCGGGTTTTATGGCTTACAGAAGTGTATCTACGGTTGGAGGCTCTCTCTAGCTCTACGAGTTTACTATCTACAGTAACGCTGATAGTGCCACTCTCAGGGCCATCCTCAATAACCATTTGGTTAAGGCTACCAGAGAATACTTCTACAAAGTCAGAGACACCTCGTACACCCCACAGAACTCGTACCTTACGCCTTTGGTAGGGTTCACCTAAAGCTAGAGCTACAACACTAGGGGGCATACCACTAAGAGTAAGAGTGATGTTTTTAGCGGATAGGTCAGCTACTTCTTCAAGACCACTAATACCTACAAGATTACCACCACCAGTGTAAGTATCACCATCAATAGTTCTATCACCTACACCTGTCCAGATACGTAGAGGACCACTGTCAAGATCAATCTCAACAGCGTAGAAAGGTTCCTCTTCGGGTTGGGATAATGCAGTAAGAATATCCGTTGGAACTGTTCTAGACATTATAGACTCCTTTTATAGACATTCTTCTGATAACTTTCTACAGAAACCATTATAAATCTTCCATTGCTTCAAATTGAATTGAGTAAGCAGAACTACTACCGATACCCCACTGAGTAGAGTTAGAGGCTAGTCGGAAACGACCCCTTGGGTTAGTTAATCTAGCACTATCACCACTAAGAGAAGTTCCGGCCCTTAAAGAAGGCCATATCTCTAAATCAGTTCCAGCAGAAAAGTCCGCTATTGAGTAATCTACGAGAACTTTATACAGATAAGCTGCTTCGGGTGGACCTAGCTGAAAATAGTCACCAGCCTTAAGTGTCCCATTTATCCCAGTGACAGAAAGAGAACGCTCTCCAACCGCACCTTGGACACTAAGGGTGGTAGCTGTACCTTGAGGGGTAGCCCTGTTAGGATCACCCAAGAGGAATGTTCCATACTGACCACGTAGGGATAACAGGAAGGCTACCCAAGGCTCTGCAAGTTCTTTACGTACTGTAGGGATAGTAACACTAGCAGACCACATCTCACCACTATAGGCGTGTACCTGAGTGGCAAAGGTAAATGGTGACTTGGATACAGCTACAGCATTAGTGGCACTGAGTTGGATGTCAGCAAGACCGATAACATCTGTGGGGGTACTGACTGGGTATGAGATTGCCATACTTAGAAACTCCTTCCGTAGGAACCACCCCTACGCTTTGCGTCTACTACTGCTGCTTTTGCTTGCTCTGCAATACGTGGTGTTTCTTGACGGATGATCCGCTTTACTGATTCATCGCCATTAGCAGACATATTGAAGTTTTGGACTACAGTAACATTACCTGCGTTACCTTCCATCTGGACACCTAGCTTACCATTCTTACCACGTTTAAGAGGCATGATAGCTTCAGGGCCAGCTTCTCCCATAACACCAAGACCACCGGAGTGACTGAACATTGTGGGACTACCAACAACACCACCATTAGCATAGGCAGTAAATTTACCACCTCTTTCAAAGGCACCACCGTTAGCCAAACCAAGTAGGCTCATAATAGCATTAGCACCAGCTTTAGCTACTTTCTCTTGATAGATAGCCAAGATGATATTACGGAGCATAGACTTGAAGGCATCCTCAACAGACTTACTACCATCTACAAAAGACATAAAGGCACTCTCAATATGCCCAGAAACAGTGTCCATTAACTGAGACATTTGCTCAATACGGTATTGTTCCTTTGCGGCAATCTCTACCTTCTTAATCTCATTTTCTGTTAGATTTCTGTTAAGTTCTGTCTCACACTCATTCACAGTCTCAAGCACATTACGCTTGTCTCCGTAAACACCTATGAGTTCTCTATTAAGGTTGTTCTCTTTTTCAAGTGCTGAGAGGAGTTCTTGAAAGGTTTTTTCGGAGGACTTACTGCCACCCTTACCATCATCTACAGCAACCCTTGAGAAATAATCCCTAATGTCAATAGGCTCGAAATTAGAGAGTGCATCAGACATTACCTTTGCACCAGAGCCAGCCTTCATATTTTCTTCTAACTGAGCCACTTGGCTGTTTAAAGCTGCGGCTGACTCTTTGTAGAAATCAGTAAGTGGTATTTGACCCTCGGACGCATTCCCCGCAGCATCGAAGTTTATTACAGGCCGCATGGTAGTAGAACCAGCGATAAAGTCTTTCATTGCTTGCCACATAGACATCACAGACATGGTGAGTGACCGTGTTCTCAGTGCAAAAGATGTCATCAGTTGGTCAATAGTGCCAAAAGCTGCGCTAAAAGCGTCTGGTATTGTACCTATCATTACCCCAAGATACCTAAACCCATTGATAATAAGGTTAATACCATCAAGGAGTCTTTCCTTCAGCCAGTTAAAGACAGAAGCTAAACCCCTCCAAAGTGGTGCTAGTGGTTCTAATCCCTTCCTCACGTCTTGACCAAACTTTTCAAAGTCGAATGACAATCTTGTGGTCTTTTCGCTTGTCCTAGATATAGCTGCTCCGATAGCTGTAACTAAAGGGATAGTGACACTAAGAATGAGAGATAATGGGATAAGGCGTTGGCTCATAACCCCAAGCAAACCAGCCATCTGTGTAGCCTGTTGACCAAAAGCAACAAAAGCATTAGTGCCGGATTGCACCTGTACGATGAAGTCACCAATTTGGTACCCCGCTTGCTGCATAACCATACCAGAGCGGTTCATACCCCTAGTGGCCATAGTAGTGGAACCACCAAACTTATTCATACTAGTTGTTGCACGATCAACTTTTTGAGCTACATTCTCCACACCCTTAGCTACAGAAGAGGAACTTGCGGAGAACTTGGCAATATCCCTCTCTAGCTTCTTTGCGGAAAAAGCCATCTTATCAAGAGATTTAGTGGTTTGATCCACCTTCTCTTTACCCTGCACCCCAACTGTTATGAGAACATCATCAGCCATTTGTCGTCCTTAAGTATATACTGTCTAGTTTTTTGATAAGACCAACATCAAGCGGATTAGGTGAGTTGGCTGTAAGTCGGGACCAAGATTCAATTTCTGAGTATGATAAGGGGTTTGGGCCTGAGAACCCTGCTGTTCGGGCTTGGGATAGCTGTAAGAAAAAAGACCAGACGTGAGACAAAAGGGTTGGGAACTCGTGTGGGTTCTCTAGTCCTTCTGGCGCATGTCCGGTCATCTTTCTTACTTGCTCTAAATGTTCCCTACGAGTAATACCTTTATCATCCCTATGATTTAGGTTAAACTCATGCTCTGCCCAGTTACAGAGTTGGATACTCAGGCTGAGGTAAAAGCTTCAAAAGAGTTAATTTCCTCCTGAAGCTGCTCTACAATCCAGAAAGCACTTTCGTTAGAATATACCTCTTTAGCTTTACTCTTGGTCAGCTTCGGCTTATCCCCGCCATAAGTAATGTTCCAGCTTTTTGTAGCTGCAATAAGAACTTCAAGAGTAGAGAGTTCTAGTTCCTCTGCGGTAAAATCTTTTTTCTGGTCTTTGATGCGCTTATTTGCTTGCTCATACATAGCTGATTTGTAGCCTTTAGTGTGAGGCGCATATAAAGTAATAGTCATCTGGGTCTTGTCATCATTCTCAAGAACTTTACCTGTTGCGGGGTGCTTAAGGGTGACTACAATCTCGTCAGAAGTCGGTACAATAGTTGAAAGGTCCATGTCGGGTATTCCTTAGGTTTTTGTGTTGTCGGGTTATTAGGTTTATCAGTGGGAGAAGCCACCCGACTAGCCTCCCCCACCTAGCCCACGAGGGGATTAGTTATGCAGTACGATCAATCTGGATGTTGGTGCCAGAAGTGCTATCATACAGTGCAACAAACGGCAGGGTAATGATACGGCTGGTCTGACCATCTACAGGCACGTCTGCACCATTGATTTTGATCTTGGGGAATGTGAATGTGTAAGCGTTACCACCTGGAGGATCATCTACAGAAACATTCAGTGCAGTCTCAGTCTCGTTGATGAAGCGGTTGATAAGTGCAGCATCTTCAAAGTAAGCTGTAAAGGTGCCTTCAACTGTAGCCATACCAGTCTCAAGGAAAGGTGTGGCATCATCCCCAACTACAAAAGTAGGTGCCATAGCGTTATCAATGGAGAAGTCAATCGAAGTGACGATAGCAGATGCAGTAGCACCACCCACGTTACCAATGTTCACATCACCAGAATAAGCGTCAAAGGGCTGTGCAATAGTAGCGTCATCTACAGTCTTACCTGTACCACTGATAGTCATATCCTTACCAATCATGGAGAAGGTTGTAGCTACCATCTGGTTAGGGGCAATGCTGACAGACATGCTAGAGACAGACATACCAGTGAATACACGATACTGAGCAATGTCGTTAGCAGCGTCTTCAATGGAGAAGAACTTAGGTGTACTACCAACCTTGAGGGTATTAGTTGACCAAGTGTTCTGGAGAGCACTCTCAAGGAAAGGGTCAAAGTTACCATCACGGAGGTCAACTGCAATGTCACCACCTGTCTGACGGTTACCATGACGGTCTACCCGAAGCATACGATCTGGTTGGATTTCGTTACCTGTAACACGATCTTTGGTGAGGTTCAGGCTGTGTGTGTTGTACGGGATGGCTGTAAAGTTACCCGCTGGTGTTGTACCGAAAGTAGACTCTACGATATATGAGAGACCACTGCGACTACCCTGTGCAAAGCTCATAAGGGATACTCCTTAGTTGTAAATGTACCAGCCAATACGGACTGGGATGTGATAGTGAGAACCTTCTTGAGTGCCGAGGTCTCGTTCAGCATAACGGATGTGAAGGGTTGTTCCGTCATTAGTGATGTCTGTAGTAGCCTCAAAGGCATCAATGATTAGGTCTGCTAGGTCATCTCCTGCTGCTGGTCCTAGACCCTCTGGTACACAACCAGTTACTAGGAAATAGCCTTGATAGTACATTTGAGGGGTTAAACCTCTGTGTGCAGGCTCTCGTACCGTAGGGACCATCCTGACTGAAATATAACTACTGTTAGTGGTAGGACTGAAGGCCACATTCTCCCAAGCAATGTCAGAAGGAATACCTGAAACAGCAGCAAGGTTAACCTCAAAGGTGGCTCTGATTTGTTCGTAGATGCTTGCCATTATCGGTTCCTATCCTTAGCTGCCCCAAACACTTGGTACTTCTCTTCAACCTTTGCCGCATGAGGTGCTCTATTCCTAAAGGAGATGCTTTTGTCTTCTAATATCTCTAGGTTTTCAATATCAGAGGTCATATTAGAAAGAGCTTTACCACGAAAGGTAGCTACATCTTGGTTACGAGGTCTCCCATGAGAGTCTTTACGCCTACCACCACCTGATGAAGAAGGGACTACAGAGAAACTCTCAGCATATGCACCAGTGTCTACAGGAGTTCTAACAGTGAGGTCTTCTGCAATATCGACTAGTTTACCCTTTAGTTTATCTTCAGCCTGCATCAGAGCTTTATCAATCTTAGCGGAGATAGATTTTTGGTTAACTCTAACCTTCATCACTCCCTCACTTGACAGATGTAGCAGACTAGAGTGTCGCTGTTGTAGATGCTCTGTACTCGTTTGATGACTACAGCATCACCCACTCCAAGTATCTGATCCTCATTGTCGGGTTCTGGAACCAGATTACCTGAAGTGTCTCTAGGGGCGATAAGAACCTTACGATCACCCATAAGGATACTATCGTTGTTAATCTCTGACAGAGAGTACTCAGCGAAATAAGCCTTGATGGTGTAGTCGGTATTAGTAACGGACCCAAGAGACCCAGTAGTAGGGTCATAAGTCCCAGAAGATTTCTTACGTAGTGTAGCTGTTTGGCCTCTACGGTTCACTAGGCTTTGGACGTTACTTGAAAAGTTCATTAGTCGTTATCCAGATAGTCAGAGGAGTAGATTTCTTGGTAACGGAATTGATCCCTACGGATACGGCTACCAGTACGATCTGTATCAGTCTCTACAGCCTTCATAGTGCTCTTGGAGAGGCCACCTGCTACGAACCCTAGGGAGGCACCCACCTTAGTAGCTTGGAACTCTAGGTCGCTTGCCAGAGCCTTGTAGTGGGTCTGTAGTTGGCTATACTTCTCGGAGAGTTGACCATCTAGGTCTGTATCTACCAAACGGGAATACTTAGAGGCGATAGTCCTACAAGCCCAACTAGCAGCACTGTAGATATTACTACCACTCTGCCCAAGAGCGAAGAGGATTTCTTCATTCTGGATTTGCTGGTCGTTAGTATCTGTATCTCCTACGAGGAGCCTAACCGCATTAAGACGACCACTGGCAGTATCAGTGCCTAAGTCAGTTTCATCGTAGGACCACGCCATATTAAGATTCCTGCTGTTCTAGGGTTTTACTGTTAGCTTTTTCAAGAAGCTCATCTCGAATATCAGTGTAAATGTCTAAAGCCCAAGAATTACGATTAAGCCATGCTCGAATAAGACCACGTTGCTTATCTAGGATTTTAGACTGTTTAATGCGCTTGGTCTGGTATTCTTTATCTGTAGTAGTCCGCTTCTTGACTTCCACATTAACCAGACGAATAAGACTTGCGATTTCTTCCTTATCAAGTTCCCCTAGACGATCACCAACCTTCTGTTCTACCTCTCGTGCACTATCATGGTGGATTTTACCAGAGAGGTATAGGTTGTGAACATCTCGGAGCATCTTGCGGTGGTCTTCCTCACGGTAGGCTTGGGTGTGCCAAGTGAAGTGATCCCCTTTGTTCCATTGACGCCCAAAGGCAAAAAACGGAAGTTTAATAAAGACTGGTCGATCTACCTGCCAACCAAACTCATTGTCAAACATATACTGTTGATAT